AGTTTCTCCTTCAATACAATCGTTTAGATATATTAATATTTGTCTATGTTTATAATTATGATCTTGGTGCGGTGGACAATGTTTTACATTAAGTTTAAATGTAAAATTTAAGCAAGCTCTTAATATTTTTTTATATTTAATTTTATTTTTTTTACAAAAACGAGATAGTATTTTTTCAAAAAAAATATAAAGATCAAGAGATCTAATTAAGTTTCCTTGTTCTGGTGAATCTTTTAAAGAATGATACAAGAAAGGAAGGTCATCTAAATGTGTTTGCCTTTCACTTAAATACCAAGGGAATAATCTATTTTTTGTTATAGTATTTTCTATAAAAATACATTCTTCTTTAGTTAGAAAATTCTTATGTTCTTTGTACATTGAAATTTAGATGAGGAAGACCAAGATGAGGTCGATTATCATAATTATTTTTAGCTATGCGAGCATCTCTATAATGTAAAAACACTTGTCCACATATGTCTCCTTTAAATTTATTTCTCCAATGTTCTACTTCGCAACCTTTATAAATTAACATATCTCCAGGAGATAAGTTTACTTCAACTCCTTTTTTATTTAATTTTCCACTAGGTTCTAAATAAATTGGCCAAGGATCTCCTCCTAAATTTAATGTTGTAGATATTTCACAACTCATTCTGTCTTTATGTCTTTTTAAGATATCTCCTTTTTTATAAACTCTAGCATAAGCATACATTGAGTAAAGTTTGTATTTTGTTAATTTTTCCATAGTGGGTTTAATTTTATCCAATAAAGTTTCCATAGCTACGTCACCATAAGTAGAATAAGTGTTTGGAGCTTGGTGATCTTCAAATGTACCTAAATAATGTATGTTTGGAATTAAATTTCCTGTTTCATATAAAGTAGTCATTACTTGTTTTTTTAATAATAAATAATTGTAACAAAAATCACTTAATTCTTTAGAAACACAATTTTTTGCTATTATGTAATTATTTTTATCAAAATTATCTTGGGACATAAGTAAAGAAATGAGTTATGGTATATCTACCATTATTTTTTTTAGAAACTTTCATATTAATCTCATCAACTTTGTGGCGTAGATAAGACGGAAAAATAATCATTCTATTATTCTTACATTCTACCTTTTTATTATTTTCAAAAAATAAATCACCACCCTTAAATTTTTTTGGTGTTTTATAAACCCATATCAACATACTAAACATCATAGTATCATTATGAAAATCATATTTATCTTTATTTTCGTAATAAGATACAAAATTAGAATTTGAATTAGTGCCTCTAAATGTTCTAAATTGTTGAGAACAATTTACAAGTAAATTAAAGAAAGTATCATTTTGAATTTTATAAAATAAAAAATTACCTATGTAATCAAAAGCACGACCTTTTTCTGTAAAATACTGATCTAAATATATTCTATAGTTATGTCCCACTGCATTTTTTCCATCAGGTCTAGCAACATAAATTGAATTTTCAGATCTTTCTAAAATATTTTTTTGAGTAAAAAAATCTAATTCTTTCCAAACAAGTTTTAATTCGTCTTTTGTATACCAATTATCTACGACTACAAAAGGTGTTTCTTTTTCTTGCAAAAGAATCCAATCTTGTTTTATGATGTTTTTATCTAAGTTTAGTAACATTATTATATATTTCTTTTTTTAAAAATTTAAATAAACTTAATTTATTTTTAACTATTTTATTCCAATTTTCTTTTTTATCATTTAACACATTTGGTATATTTTTCCAAGAGTCTAAAACTTGTTTTTTATCTGTTATATTATGAAATAAAACTTGGTTTAAATCAGTTGGAGACCAATGCATACCAGCAGCAATGCAAGGAACACCTCCTCCAGTAATACAGTGGTTAAATTCATTTATTCTAGTTAATGATGAATAAGCTAGACCTTTTATTATAAAAGGTTCTAGATTGATTAAATGGTTCGACCATTGTTTATTAAAATTAGCTTTCCAATAAGGAGTATCATCTCTATGTGAAAATGCATAATGCATTGCTACAAACTCAGCAAATGTTCTAAACATTCGTTTACATTCATAAGTAAAGTTATCTTTATCCCATTGAGAAACTTTATCTCTTTGTAAATTTCTAACTAAGGATATTAAAAACTGATGAACTGAATACAAACCATTACTTTCTAAAGGTTCAATAAAACCAGCAGCAAGACCAATGGCACATACGTTTTTTACCCATAATCTTTTATGTATTCCCACACGCATTTTAATTTTTTTAAATTCTAATTCTTTATTACCAAGATATTTTTGAAATTCTTTTAAAGCAGAATCATCATCTATAAATTTATCCGAATAAACATAACCAGTACCTATTCTTGACCACAAAGGTATGTTCCATATCCATCCATTGTTATAAGCTGTACAATTTGTATAAGAAACTAATTCTTTTTCTTTATTTTTATAAGGTATTCTAGTGGCCCAAGCAGAATTATTTGGTAACAAATCTTGGTAAGATTCAAAAGGTTCTTTTAAAGTTTTATCAATTAATAATGCTTTAAATCCAGTGCAGTCTATAAATAAATCTGCCTTATGTTTTTTATTTAAAGATTTAATTCCTTCTTCATTAGTTTCAATAGAAACTATATCTTCTTTGATATGTCTAACTCCTTTTGGAATACAATAAGTATCTTTTAACCAAATTCCAAATTTAGTTGCGTCAAAATGAAAAGCAGTGTCTTGATAAAATTTAAAAGGTATTTCATTTTTTTCATTATAAAATAATTTATTTTGATTAACCAAAGCCATTTGAGGATACATACAATCAGCATAATCATTAACTTTAATAGTTGGTTCAAAATATTTTTTAAACCACCAGTCATTTCCATTTGCTATATGATTTTCATAATCAGGTTCTCCAAAAGGATAATGAAAAGATTCTCCTTTTTTATAAAAATCAGTAAATTTAATACTTAATTTATAACTTCCATCTGTAGATGACAAAAATTGTTTGTCATTTATTTCTAAAAAACTAGTCCAATTTCTAATACCTCCAATTGTACTTTCACCTACACCAACTGTAGGAGTGTTTGGAGATTCTATTAAAGTTATTTTTTTATTAGGAAAAGCTTTTATTAAAGTAGAGGCAGTCATCCAACCCGCAGAACCTCCACCAATAATTGTAATCTTATTTAAATGGTTGTCCATAAGTCCACATAACTAAAGAATATCTTTTACCTGTAATAATGGGTGTAACTCTGTGCCAAACAAAACTAGGAAAAACACATATTGTTCCTTGTTCTCTAATTTGTGGTGTATTAATTACATTAGTAGGAGATTTTGTTTGATTCCTAAGATCAAATTCTAAATCTCCTCCTTCATAATCATTTGGATCACTAAGTTGAACTGTCATAGACAGTTTTCTATATATTTGAAAATCTACACCAGCATCAGTATGCCAATCATAATATTGATTTTTATTATAAATTGTAAATTGTATGTTTTCTGATCTTTCAAATTGAAAATTCCATCCTGCATTTTTATTTGCAGTGTTTACATAAGGTGTTAATAAATTATATAACCATCCTTCATTTAACCAAACTACATTAGAATGTCTAATTTTTTTCATACTCTCAATATCTTTTTTACTAAGATTGTTTGATTTCAAATTTCCAGTAAGAGCCAATTCTTTCTTTTTTTTATTGAGAGCAAACTTTTTTATTTCATCACATATTTGTGGTGAAAGTGCTTTACTAAAATACCAAAAATAATCTTTTAATACCATTCTATTAAAATGGTATATATTAATTTTATGATTAAATCAATGCTTGTTATTCTTCCCAAGAAGAAGTAGTTGGATTCCAACTAATAATTGTGCCGTCTGATTTACGACCTATCCATTTTTGATTTTCTTCATCCCACTTAATTACATATATTCCGTATATAGTTTCTCCTGTATCAGGATGTGTTCCAATTACCTTAGTATTATCAATTAATTGTTCAGAATTAGGACGAACAACTGGTGGTTGCCAATTATTATCTGAATCTAGTGTCCAAGATAAATATGGTTGTGGATCTATAAATACATTTTTTTCTGCATCATAAATACCACCAATAACAGCTGGTCTTTGTCTAAAAAGACCTTGCATAGAAGATTGTTTCCAATTTCCACCTAATAAATTTTGACAGTATGTTTCTCCATCTACGTGCATATCATTTTCACCTAATGAACCATTAGATGTAGGAACATCATTACCCACTTTAATAAGTTTTGTTACTGTATTTGTAATATCTAATTTAGCAAAAGTAGCCATTATGCTTCTCCATCATAAGTTAACGTTCCTGTAACATTAAATGTTGCAAGTTTATCCCCACCAGGATGGTTTGTAATTGTATTAGTTCCTGGTGCTGCACTAATTGAAGATGAAGAAGGGAATCTTATAATTACTCTTCCGTGCCCACCTGCTCCGCTTGGTGGTGTTGATGGTACACCAAAGCTTCCTCCACCGCCTCCAGCGCCTTTTCCATTTTCACCTGGGGTTCCGCTTGAATTCATAGGTCCTCCTGCACCTCCGCCGCCTGAACCGCCGCTTCCGCCAGGATTCCCCATTCCATATGTGCCGCCACCTCCGCCGCCTGCATATGTTACTGGTGATCCTGTAATATTTGTTGTTGCTCCATTTCCTCCAGGGCCTCCTTCAGGGCCTGAAGGGCCAGCGGTTCCTGGTGATCCTGCACCTCCGCCGCCTCCTCCGCCGTTTGTAGTTGGAGCGCCTTGACCACCTGGATTTCCTTGAGGTGGACTTACGTTTGGAATATTTCCCAAACCAAAACCAAAACCTTGTCTTGGACCAGAGCCTGCAAGATAATAACCTCCGCCTCCAGATCCTCCTTCT